TTCCTGTTGCGCTTTGAGCGAGTCTGTTTTTTCCATCAAACCGTCGCGCCCTCGAAGCAACTCGATTTGCTCTTTGATTTCTTCCGCTGCTTTTGCGTCTTGATCAGTGAGGAAGCCGGTCGCTTTTGCCGCTTCGTAAATTACGAGCTTGGCTTGCAGGCGCGCGATATTCAGCGCGTTGATTGCGCGCTCAGTCATGCCAAACGTAGTGATTTGCTCTTGAAGCTTTTGATTCTCTTCATTGAGCGCCTGCGTTTTTTCCGCAGATGCCGCGATAAGTTGCGCCTCAGTCGCCATCTGTGCCGCCTGCACTTTGGCTAATTGTTCAAGTTGTTTCTTGTGCTCTTCCGTCTTTTTATTAAGCGCCTCAATGCGCAGCATTTCTTCAAGCGCTTGCGTGATCGCAATTTTTTGTTCTTCGGTGTACGTGTGTTTTGCGCTGGTCAACTCTTTCAAGATGCCGAGCGAAAACTTCTGTCCGTCCGTGAGCTTTTCGCCGGTCGCAGCGAGCGCGGATTCTTGCGTGTAGCGTTCGTTGACCTTGGCAAGCAACGAGGCATAGGCGTCCGCTAATTCCTTGGCCGTTTTTGCCGCCTCCGTCTGCGTGTCGGACAGCCCTTTAATCTTTGGCTTTGCAGCCGCCGCCGCATCACCAACAGCTGCCGCAGATTCTGCGAACTGCTTTTTGAATTTGTCCGACATAAGGTCAGGGAATAGCCCCGCCTTCATATCTTCGCGCGCCGCTAAGACGATGGTTTGCACCGCGCCTACGGCGCCTTTGACGATGCCTGGAATCTCGCTGTAGTTGCCTTTGATGATCGCAACCAACGCTTCACCGAGTGAGCTAACGATAGTCATTGACGACGCGAGTATCCCCGCGATGCCAGCGCCCACAAACTTAAACAGACCCCAAAGCCCTTGCAGAATATCCACAAGATAAGCCACGCCGATAACAGCGGACTCTGCCCATTTACGAATCGAGCCGTCACCCGCTAACCGTTTGGCCTCAGCGTTCACGCCGCCGGTTTCTGTCTGCATTTTCAGCAAGACCTTCACCACGTCGTCTAATACTGGCACCAACGCAGTGCCAACTACTTTCTTCCACGCCTCTTTTGCTGCGGTCAGACGCTTGATGTTTTTCTCTAAATCATCCGCTTGCCGCGCTTGCTCTGCGGTCGTCTTTACCGCTAGGTCGCCGTACTCCACGTAGTCTTTGATGAACGGAAGCAGCGCAGCGCCGGACTTGCCGAGTATCAATTGCGCGGCTGCGGTCTTGCCTGCGCCGTCCGCGTAACCGTCTAGGGCTTTCGCAATTTTGTCGAATTGCTGATCGGTGTTTAAGCCTTGCAGTTCTTTGGAGCTTAGGCCGATTGCGCGCAGCCCTTTATCGGCCTCAGTGCTTCCGGTTTCGATGTTCTTGGCGAGCTTTGTTAAACCGCCAGAAATAGCCTCCATGTCGGTGCCCGCGAGTTTGGCAACGACTCGAATAGACGATAGCCATTCAACGGTCGCGCCGGTTGTCTCGCTCAATCCTTTCAGTGCCGCCTGTGCTTTCATGGCGTCGATAGTGAGGTCGTACAGGCCTTTAACCGCAGCGCCTACAGATAGACCCACACCAATAGCGCCTAGCGCCTTAGCCGCCATTCCAGCCGCGTTTTTGATGCTGTCCATCGCGCCGTTGACCATCGATTTGGCCGCGTCCATATCCGTGCGGATACGGGCTACGTTTGCAGCCATTTCAATAGTCAACGTGCCAATGTTCATTTAGGCGCTTTCTTGATTAAATTCCCGAAGAAACTTCGGATGTTGTTGCTCACAATTTCGCGGTCAAACGCTTCCGCTGCGGGTGCGTAAGGTGGTGCGCATTCAGGCGTTTCGCCCTCGTAGTACCCAGCGCAAAACTCAGCCGACATTTCTAAGACCGCGCAGAATTCCCACGGCGCAAGGGTTCGTCCCGCGCCGTGTTGCCACGCGTTGAGTTCGCTTGCGGGAATCCTGATCGGGCCGGACATGCCGACGTGGTGACGACCGCATGCGTTCCATGCGTCGGCAACGTATTGCACTTCGTCTAATTCCGGTAGCGCCGGATCGCCGCCCAACTCAATGCATCGTTCGATGCGAGTTTGCTTTTCTTTCTTTTCGCTTTTCGGGGTTGACGCGTACCAGCCTAATTGCCTCGCGTAGAGGTTTAGGCTTTCTCGCCATCCCCGAAGAAGTTTCCCGATTCACCGACGAACGCGCGAATCTGATCGGCGATGTATTTCAGTTTCGGCTCGCGGAAAATTGCATCCAAGCCGCCGGGGTATGGGAAGTTTTCGATTCGGTCGGTGATCGCTACCAAAAACTTAGCGTCAGCGTCTTTATCTTCCTCTTCCGTCTTGCGGTTTTTCTTGGCACCAGCTGCGGCCATTACGCGCTTCATGGCCTCGCGCTGCATTACTTCGCTTGCCTTTGTGTGGCGAGCGCTAGCGGGGCCGTAGACGTGCGCGCGAACCGGCTTGTCATTGAACAACATCGGTTCACCGTTCGGCAAATCAATGTCAACAATAGACGTTTCCGTCATTAGGTACTTCGAGAAATCTAGGGTCTCAGTCATAACTGCCTTTTTGCTGGTAAGACCCGGCCTGCACGCCCAGCAATGACGCGCGCAGACCGAGCGGGGTTATCGCTGGTTAAGGAGCGAGGGATTCAACGACGCCAACGCCACCAGACGATGAAGTCAATTCAAGGTCGCACGACGCGGCGGTGATCGAATCAACGGAGGCAAGGCCAACCTTCCACGACATGACCATCGCGGGGAAGTAATACTTGTCTCCCTTTTGGTCGGTGACTTCAAACGAATAGGCGCTGTCAGACAAAGACGCGGCCTTCATCAAAACTTGTCCCGCGTCGTCCGTATCGAGGCCGAGCTTCAAAGACATCTTGCCTTCGTTGTAGGAGCCTTTGAACTTCTGCGTAATGCGGTTATTGATTGGGTTGTGTGTGACGAGCGTGTACTCGCGTCCAAATTCACCGAGGTCAGTTACTTCGCCGACTGATGTCCAAGTCAGCGCGACGTAACCGGCGGTGTTGTAAGTTGCGGGCGCGGAAGCCGAGACCTTTAGAGTGCTGCCCGCTGTGGTGCGTACTGCCATGATGTTTTCCTTTCAGACATAAAAAAAGCCGCTGAGTAGCGGCTTACGGTGCATCCCGAACGGGCGGGAATTCAGAGAGTCATTCGACCCATGTAATCGTGTAATCGGCGGGCTGTGTCCAAACGCCCGCTTCGTTGTCTTTGTCGGTCGGCCCTAACAGTTCAAGCCGCGCCGACACAATCGTTTTTCCAGCGACAACCACCGAGTGCTTAAAGTCCAACAGCGCGCGAATGGCTGCGTGAATGGCCTGCACTTCGGTAACTGTTGCCGCTAGTGGGTTTATCTGTACCCGTGCGCGTGCGCGTTGTGCGCCCACCTGATACGCCACGACCGGCTGAGGCGTCATATCGACTACCTGATAAACCAGCGCAGGGAATGCGGTATTCGTTGGCAACTGCGACAGTGCGCGCCGCGTACTCACAAGCGCGGTGATCGTGGAATCGCCTAGCCATGTCGCCATGATCGTTTCAATGCTCATTGCTTCGCAACTTCAATAGGCAAGCGGCGGCGCAAGTAGTCAGCCATGGTTTGTAAAGACTGTTTTTGTGTTGTGTCGAACGTTCTACGCATGAACGAGTTCGGTTTAATGCCGGGGTGTGTCACTTTGTCGCGCGCCACACCACCGAAGAAAAGAGACTTTTTCGTTTTTGGCTTGATCTCGTAAGGCCGTCCAACGGTGCGCCCGGTGCCGGTGTAGTAGCTCGCTGTTCCGAATTCAATAAGGTGCGCGTACCATGCTTTTTTGTCGCCAGCGACTAAGTGCATGCGCACCCACCCAAATTTCTGGCTTCTGCGGCGAAACGATATGCGCAGGCTCTTTTTCAAGTCACTGTCGTCAACTGGCGCTTCTTGCCGCGCCTTATCTAGCATGACCTTTTGGCCTGCACGCAACGCGCCGCGCATTAGTTTTCCTTCGATTTTCGCGGGCAAGCCGTCTAGCACTTTCTGCAATTCAGCCAGTCCGTGAACCTCGATTTCAGCCACGTTTGATGATTCCGTCTTTCAGGTAATCAACCAACGCTGGGTAATCCGCTGGCACGGGCTGGCCTTTAGCGAATGCGCCGTGGTTGTTTTCACCGTTTTTTGCGAAAACATACTTAGGCTTCGCGGGCTTTTTCTCACTGTCCATCAATGCTTCCTTCGCTGCAATCAAAAATAATCTCCGTGCGGCGAAAATCAGGACGCGCCGCGATGATGCTAAAGATGCGAACGCCGTGAACAATGCGCCATGCGTCAGCGGTCATTGGCGGCATTAGCGTTTCCGAGTAGCGAACCTGAATCGTTACGTTGATTCGTGATTCGGTGACGTTCGCGCGCAGCCGTTCGGCTCCGCTTGCTGATTTGATGTTTGCCCAAACGGTG